AGGAAAAGCGTGGAAAGTCACGTCCACAATGGGATGGCGCATCCACCCAGTCACAAAAACTAAAAAGCACCACAATGGAACTGACATCTGGGCCTCAGCAGAACCTTGCTGGATTGAAGCACCTTACGAAGGTAAAGTTCTTTACATTGGCAACAACCCCGCTGGTTTTGGAAATAGCGTTACGCTACTTCACAAAATTAAGGGCGAGTGGTACACCACTCTGTACGCACACATGGCAGACGGCTCAATCAAAGTCAAAAAAGGTCAGAAAGTTGACGCTGGAACTCCCCTTGGAAAGATGGGCTCAACTGGTATGTCAACTGGTAAGCACCTTCACTGGGAACTCCACAAAGGTAAGGTTCACACGTGGAATGCTACTGGTGCAGGCTACATTGAGCCCGTAAAGTTCTTTGAGCACCTCATCAAGTGGGAAAAGTCAATTGCTACTGCTCCAGTAGAAACCCCGCCCGATGCTCCTGTCGCACCAGCCCCAACTCACGACGACGCTGGAGCAGAAGCACTGGCTGCTGTTCCTGTAGCATCTGAAGCACCTGCAACGCCTGAAGCACCAAAAGTGCGTCCTAACTTGTCGGTTGGGTCAAAGCACAAAGCAGATGTCACGTATCTTCAAAAGAAACTTGGCGTGGTCGCTGGTAAAGCAGACGGAATCTTTGGTCCCAAGACCAAGGCAGCCGTAATTAAGTTTCAAACTAAGCACGGAATCAAGGCTGACGGCACAGTTGGAGCCACGACCTGGGAAGCGCTTGGATAACTAAAATGGTACGAATGCCCGAACAAAACCCCACTACCCGTGAGTTGTACATCATGCTTTCGAGCATCTTGGACACTCTCAAGGACATGCGCGAGAACATGTCAACGCGAGACTTTGTAGATGCAAAGTTCTCTGCGTTTGATGCTCGCATGGCGCGTCTTGAGTCGGACATTGCCGAATCCAAAGGGGATGTCGAGTCCGTCGAAGACACAATGAATCGACGGCTCGACGCCCTTGAGGAACAGCGACAGATTGACCTCAAGCAAATCATTCAAATTAAGAGCGCACGTATCAACATTATGCTTGTCGCGGCGTTGTCTATTGTCGGAAACTTGATTGTACTTTTTATCTCGACGTTATCGGGTAAATGATTAGCCCTATGGTAGTATCTTCTATAGGAGGTTCATACCATGTCTTTAACAGACGAACTGATTCACCTTACAACCCTTCACCACAACGCCAAACAGCGTTGTAAGATTCAGGAATTTCTTGATTCTTCCTTGTTCACGGACGAGGACCGAGACACATTCTTAGTTGTAATGGACAACCGTTCCGTGTACACATCTAAGATTATGCCTCTGCTTCGCAAGCGTGGTCTGAATGCATCTGATGCAACGATGAACCGACACCGTCGACATGTCTGCTCGTGCTACCTCAACACGAATGTTCAGGGATAATCGTGGCTGACTTCTCAGAGGAACTTGCCAACCTCGCAAAGTCTGGTCCGACTGGCTCGGACACTAAGCAGACCAATACCCCAGAATCATGGCGTCCTCGAGTAGAAGTCGGACCCGACGGTGGATTTATTATCTCCACTGCCAACGCCGAAGGCAACACCCCCGGCGCAGAAGAGATTCTGCGTGAACGCGGACTTGACCCTGAAGAGTGGATTGTTACGTCTGTCCGCAAGGGTGCGTGGCAAACTTTCCACGGAGACTGGCTTGAGTCAGTTCGAGTAAATATCAAACCCGCACGTTTAGTAGTCGAACGAGATTTTGACCTTGAACAACTTGTAGAGCACATCCAGAAGTGGCGTCCCGAAAAAGGAATCAAAATGGCGACTGGACTTGGGGCATATGTTCATGTCGGTGCGGACAAGCAGATTGGTAAAAAGTCTGGCTCTGGCGGAACTGACCAGACCGTAGGTCGAATCCTTGAGGCAACCGAAGCAAGCATCCAGAAATTCAAGGGATATCAAAAGATGGGTCTCTCCTTCGGAACAATCCTTCTCCCCGAAGTTGGTGACCACGTTGAGGGCAACGTCTCACAGGGCGGTCGTCTTCAGGGACTGGCAGCCTCGGACCTCGGTCAGACGGAGCAGGTTCGTGTTGCTAGACGAATGTTGCTCAATCAAGTCAAGTCATTTGCTCCTCTTGCTGAACGCATCATCGTCCCCGTAATCAACGGAAACCACGACGAGGTTACTCGTCAGGTGGCAGCGGACCCCGCTGACGGCTGGAACGTCGAGATTGCGTCAGCAGTCCAAGACGCCTGTGCCGAGAACCCTGCCCTGCAACACGTCGAGTTCCGCTTCCCTGCGTCAGGACATCAGACACTTGCCGTCGACGTTGACGGCACGTTGCTTGGTCTATTCCACGGACACCAGTTTTCACGCGACGTTGAGAAGTATCTCAACGGACAAGCGATGGGACAGACTGCAATTGGTGGTGCTGACGTTTGGATTTCAGGACACTACCACCACTTCAAGTCACAAGATGTCGGGTCCCGACTTTGGGTGCAGGCCCCAACAGTTGACCCCGGTTCGGACTGGTACCGCGACCGCACAGGTGCATCTGCACTTCCTGGCGTTCTGACAATGGTACTTGGCGGAGACTACGACCCGCGTGAATTCATCAGCATTATCGGCGTCAAGTAGAACGCTTTTTCTTTGAGGAACGAGCCGACTTAGTCGCTCGCTCTTTAAAGTATGCGTCCACGGCATTGGCGCTGGTACGACTGCGCCACGCAAAACCGCACTGACCGCACGTCACAAGTTTGGTTGTCGCCCAGCGCCCACCACTCTTTGAAGGAACTTCCTCGGTGGACAAGTTGCTAGTACGAGCAGAACAGTACGGACATTGCGGGTAGCGTCGACGTCGCGCCTCTTCACCATTGGCGTCCACCGAGAGTGTGCGACGAATCTCCATCTCGTCACGTCCACCCCAAACACCCCAAATTTGTTTATGTTCTAAAGCAAATAACATACACTCTTTACGAACGGGACAACTAAAGCAAAGGTTCTTTGCCTCATACTTTTTCTCAGTCTTTGCCGAGAAAAAATTTTCTTTGATGTCCTCGTTTTCAGGTTTAGAGCACGCTGCGTCGTTTTGCCATTTAAATTCTCCATTGGTCACTAGACCAAGACCTCCACCCATGTGGTGGGCAAGATGTCATCGACTATGTCTCCGTAGAAAGTTTCACCATCGTCTTCACACACAGTCGGGTCAGATTCTTCATCGACGCAACCAGCGTATCCCTGAGTAAAAACCGACCTGTCAAGAAGTGCATACGCCTGACCGAGAGAATCCACATACCCACTTCGTTGAATGTGGGAAGCAAGAGCCCGTCTAACAACATCATTCTCAAGGTCTACATGTCCATATGTCACAAAAACTGTGCACATTGGAAGTACAGAATAGTAACCATTACCATTCCAGTCTTCCCAAAGGGACTCACCGATACGAGAATTTGCCATACTCCATTATATCAAGGTTATGGCAAAAATATGTTGATACTAGCGAATGCGTACGTCTAGTTCTTGAATGTTGTAGTCGAGACCGTCGAGGAACGGCTCTTTTTCGTCCGTCGAGCGAACGTAAATTTTGCTGGTTCGAATAGCAACAATGCGACCGCGCCGACCATTGTGGATTGTTCCACGGTCACCAGTAAATGCGTTGTGCTTGATACGAACTTCGTTTCCAATTTTGAGCATTCCCGGCTGTGCTGAAACCCACATCTCTTCTGCCTGCTCAGGAATAATTGCATAGCCACGAACAAGGTCTTTGAAAAGGTCAAGTGCTTGGTCAAGATGTTCCTGAGTCGGAACATTAGTTGCGTCAACTTCTTCCCACTTTTTTAGCAGGTCTATCACAAGTTCAGCAACGGGCTTGCGGACTTTTGCGCCAGCAAGTTGCTCTTTCACCCAATCAAAATTGATAGTCATGGTGTCTCCTTAATGTCTTTACAGTATACCAAAAAATATGGGCTGAGTCCGAAGACCCAGCCCACATTTAGACGTTCTTTAGAACGGGGTGCTTGAAGGTGCCGACGGGAACGAAGGCGCTGCAACAGGAGGTGCAACTGCAGGTGCAGGTGCGGGGGCAGGAGCAGGGGCCGCCATAGGAGCGGATGTAGGTGCACCAGCGACAGGAGCGCCAGCAACAGGAGACGAGGCGTACGGGAAGTACTTCTTGAACTCGTTGCGGGTATCGCCGTTCCAAACACGACTACCAATGGTAGCGCGGAAGGGACGACCAGTGAGGGCCTGCTCAATCTGAGGGTTTGCGGGGTTAGTGGCAAAGAAATCGTCACCAAGCCCGAGAGCACGCATCTTCGAGAAGAAGATAGCGAGAGCGTTCTTGTTTTCAGGCGAGATAACCAAGTTATCCCAAACAAGACGCTTTGCGTACGGTCCGACCTGTACTTCCGCCTTGATGGCGAACATGGTCTTTCCGCTCTGTGAAGTTTTGGTAGTTGCCTCCAAGACCTTCAGTTCGTAGTCGCCGTCAGGCAACGGTGAATAGTCTCCTCCAGATGCATCTTTTGCATCGCGGACGAGGTCTCCCCAGTTGAGTGAACTCACGGGTGTCTCCTATCGTTTTGTTGTGTGTTAGTAGTTGAAGTGTATCACGAAGTTGTCTTAGAGCCAAACACCATGTCAAGCATGCGTTCCACACCAAGATTTTCTTGCTCTACGATAGCACCGAGACGGCCCTGAACACGTTCACCAGCCTCGTACTTTTCCGTACGCTCAACGTACATACGACGCACCTTGTAGGGCGGTTGCATCACGTCGGGGTTCGGGAAGTGCTCGATGGTAATTGCGCCCAGAATGTCGTACAAGTACGGAGCCTGAACTGCCAATTGACCTTGGAGGTAGGGGTGAGCCAGACCATCCTTATCGAACTTCGCCATCGCAGTGAGGACAATTGCCTCAAGCGGTGCCGTCGGGTGCATGGTGAGGTCGCGGACGTCACGAAGGAATGAACCCATGTGGCGAAGAAGTTCGCCCCACTGTTGCATCTTCATCGCTTCAGTTCCTGCAATGTTGTCCATGCACTTGATTTGCAACTCCGAGATGGAGTCGATGATAAGCGACTTGAACTGGTGCTTACCCAGTTGGAGCCACTGATACGCCTTGAGAACTACATCCCAGTTGTGAACTACCACAACACAGGTGTCCCAAGTTCCGTCTGCCACTGGAGGTTCCTCCGAAAGAGGGTTCCAGTACTTGACGTTGATGGGGAGGAAGCGGTGTCCACCCTCAACATCGAGCATCAGACGAGGGTACGGTGCGGTAACGGCGAAGGTTGATTTACCAACCTTGGATTCACCGTAGACCATCATGGTCAGTGAGCGCTGAATTTCAGACACTATGCACTTCCTTTCTGTTCTTCTTTTCCATAATAAGCATATGGGTCGCCCTTGTCAAACTGGGCATCGATTGCTTGCTCAACGGCGGAGCCGTCGTCGAACATGGGACAGATGGAATAGAACTGGCACTTCCATCGGCAATCAGCGCTGGGGCGTGGGTAGGCAACATTTTGATGTGCAGTCCCCTCGTCCAACGCAATCTTAGTTTTCATCAGGTCGCCAATAACACCGTGAATACGCTTCCAGAAGGAACGCACCGTGAAGATGTTGTGGCGGACTTCGAACTGGTCGTAGAACGGGGGCTTAGAGGCAGTGGTGCGCTTTACCTTCCTTAGCAGGGTAAAAATTCCACCCTCTGAGCGGCCGTCTGAGTCTTTGTTTTGAGCGTGTTCCAACATCATGTATGTCAGAATCTGCTCGTTCATGTGGGCGGTCTCAGCAAACTGAGCAAACGAACCACCAACAGTCTTGAAGTCACGGAACATACGCACACCGTCAGCCTTGCGACGGACACGCATATCAATCTTTCCCTGAAGTTCGACAGCACCATCAAAGAGTGGCATCGAGAGAATCTCTTCCGTGGAAATCATTTCCAGTTCCGAATCAATACCTTCTTCTTCGACCCACTCAAGGTAGCCCTCAAGCATGATGCGACCGAGGTCAGCCTCTGAGTCAAAGTCGTGAGTGTCCATCATGTCAAGATGCATAGCATCGCGCTCACCCTCGACAAGACCCTTGTAAGCCTCGAGGAGAGGGGTTCCAGTCGAGTAGTACTGGTCGAGTGCCTCGTGGACACGCGAACCCAAAGCCAGAGGACCAGAGTACTTCTTCTGCTTTGGCTTGAGTCGACGGTAGTACGACAGCCACCATTTACGGCG